CCTGAAGATGTTTGGTCAGGATGTTCTATATATTCCTCGCGAAGTAATCAAGGAAGATGAAATTCTGAATGAAGATTATGCTCGCTTCACGGATTCTTATGCCGTGGAAATGTATATCGAGAATACCGATAATTTTGCTGGTGAAGGAGATTTGATGTCTAAGTTTGGGCTTCAGATTCGTGATCAAGCAACCTTCATTTGTTCTAAGAAAAGGTGGGAACACTTAATCACCATATGGAATAATGAGGTACAACTTGACCGTCCTGCTGAAGGAGACCTTATATATTTGCCTCTATCTAATTCCTTATTTCAGATTTCTCATGTAGAGCACGAACAACCATTCTATGCCTTGGGTAATCTGCCCACATATAAATTGAATTGTGAATTATTCGAATATTCTGGACAAGAAATTGATACAGGTATCGCGGATGTCGATCAGTTCGAGACAAAATATTCTGATTACGCTGTATTTGGTATCAATACAGGGACTGGAGATTTTCATGTTCATGAGACAGTAAGACAAGCAACTGGTCTGGTGGATGATAATAATGATCCTATCTGGATTACTGGTGAAGTTAGTAAGGTTCAAGATTCTTCAGTGCCAGGAAATGGTGTAATCTATATTAATGATTCTACAGGGACAGATGGTATTTACAGAGAATTTGTTGTCTCTACAACAGCGCCTATTATAGGTTTGACCAGCGGTGCTTCGTGGCAAATATATGCTGATGTGACCACATTACTGGTTGATGGGAAATTATTGACCGATGCGGAACAACATATTAATGACCCAGGTGCAAGGAACCTTGAATTTAAAACATATACCGATTCTATTATAGATTTCTCTGAATCTAATCCATTTGGAGAACCATAAAGATGTTTGAAAATACATTTTATAATCAGCACATACGGAAATTAGTATCTGTATTCGGGACATTGTTCAATGATATTCATGTTCAAAGAACAGATAAAGATGGCAATATTCTGGAAAGGAATAAAGTGCCCCTGGCATATGGACCTAAACAAAAGTTTATTGCCCGTATAAATGCACAGGCTAATTTAACTGATCCGAAAATGGCACTAAAATTGCCTCGCATGTCATTTGAGATAATGGACATTTCATATGATTCTGTTACTAAATTAAACAAACAGATACGTGATGCTATTCCACACCCAACAGATTCATATAAAAGAAACTTTATTCGGACGTTTTCTCCTTATAATATATCGTTTCAATTGTCTATATTAGCAAAGAATATGGATGAGGGTCTACAGATAGTGGAACAAATATTACCTTCATTTCAACCAGATTACACAGTTACTATTATAGAGAATAATGATTTATCAAGAAAAACTGATGTTCCATTTATTTTGACAGCAGTTTCTTTGGCAGAAGATTATGAAGGTGATTTTGAGGTAAGAAGGTCTATTATATATACATTAGATTTTAATACTAAGATTAGATTTTATAAAGGTATACAAGAATCTGGTGTTATTAAGAAAGCTGATATCGGGATTACAGATACAACAATAACTCCTCAAATACTATTAGAAAATATTAATGTGGATGTGAACCCAGAATCAGCAAGTATAACTGATACACACACAATAGTTCAAACAATTGATTATTTTGTAGATCATTAGGATGATAAATTATGGTAAAAAAAGATGTCGAATCTGATTATGATTATATACGAGGTTCCTTATATAATTTAAGTGAAAAGGGTAATGAGTCCATCGAATTGATGATGGAACTGGCACGGGAATCAGAGCATCCTCGTGCCTTTGAAGTCTTGGGGCAACTGATTAAACAGAATGCAGAGATCACAGAAAAACTAATGGATCTCCAGAAGAATAGAAAGAAGATTGAAGAACCGAGTAATAATGATAAAGAAAAGTTGACACAGAATAATGTATTCATAGGCACTGCCACTGACCTTCAGAAATTACTTTCTTCCTCTGATGTAATTGAACATTCCGATTTATAATGGAATTAAGAAATGCTGAATTTGGATATTTGGGCAATGCGAATGTCAAAAAGGATGGCGTATCACATAACTGGAGCCTAGATGAAGTAAAAGAATATTCCGAATGCGTTAAGTCGGCAGTATACTTTGCTGAAAAATATGTAAAGATTGTTCATCTTGATTCTGGTCTGATACCATTTAAACTATATCCTTATCAGAAAAAGATGTTCGAACATTTTGAGGAGAATAGGTTCTCTATTATTCTGGCGTGTCGGCAATCAGGAAAGTCTATTAGTAGTGTGGTATACCTTCTTTGGTATGCATTATTCCATCCCGATAAGACTATTGCTATTCTTGCTAATAAAGGTGCCACTGCCCGTGAGATGTTGGCCCGTGTTACCTTGGCCCTAGAAAATCTACCATTCTTTCTTCAGGCAGGATGTAAAACCTTGAACAAAGGTTCCCTGGAGTTCAGTAATAATTCTCGTATCATTGCTACTGCGACATCAGGGTCATCTATTCGTGGTATGTCAATTTCCCTTTTGTTCCTGGATGAGTTCGCATTCGTAGAGAATGATGGGGAGTTTTACACATCCACTTATCCTGTAATATCCTCTGGTAAAACTACCAGAGTCATTATAACTTCTACTGCCAATGGGTTAGGAAATGTATATCATAAACTATGGGAAGGTGCACTTCAAGGCACTAACTCGTATAAATCATTTAGAGTTGACTGGTACGATGTTCCGGGGCGTGATGCAGAATGGAAAGAGGAGACAATCGCCAATACGTCAGAATTACAATTCGAACAGGAATTTGGCAATCGATTTATTGGTGTAGCTAATACATTAATATCTGCTGATTGTCTTCTTCAATTAAAATCCATAGAACCACTACATCACAGGGAAGATGGCACCAGAATATATAAAGAACCTGTAAAGGATCATAATTATATTATGATGGTAGATGTAGCAAGAGGTCGTGGAAGAGATTATTCCACATTCAATATTTTAGATATTACTGGCGAAACATTTGAGCAAGTATCTGTATATCAGGTAAATACAATATCTCCATTATTATTTCCTAATATAATATATAAGTATGCTAAAGTATATAATAATTGTTACGTAATAATAGAATCGAATGACCAAGGTTCTGTGGTTGGTAATGAACTATATTACGAAATGGAATATGATAATACATTTATAGAATCTTTTGTTAAATCTAAAGATGTGGGTATTAATATGACCCATAAAGTAAAGAGAATTGGATGTTCTAATATAAAAGACATTGTCGAACAAGGAACATTAACATTATATGATTCTGAAACTATAAGGGAACTGACCACCTTTATTGCCAAGGGGGCATCATATGAAGCTGGGAAATCACATCATGACGATTTAGTAATGAATCTAGTAATGTTTGGATATTTTATTACCTTGCCATTTTTCTCTGAGGTATTTGATATTAATATGAAAAAACTTATATATGATGAGAAACTATTAGAAATAGAGAGAGACCTTATACCATTCGGGTTTGTTGATGATGGTATTAGTTCTGAAGTGAATAATGATGGATGGAATTTGATATAGAAAACTACTATATTATAAATATTGGTAATTGAGTATTTGTCGTATCATGCTATCATATAAATTTAAATAACATTGAGGATAGAACATGGGATTTCAAGTTTCGCCTGGTGTACAGGTAAAAGAAATAGATTTAACAAACGTAATCCCTGCGGTATCAACGTCAATTGGAGCAATTTCTGGAGCATTCCAGTGGGGTCCAGTTGAGGAGATAATTACTGTAGGGTCAGAAAAAGAATTGGTTTCCCGATTTGGGGGACCTAATAATAATACTTTTAGTTATTTTATGCCTGCTGCTTCATTTTTGAAGTATGGCAAATCATTAAGAGTAGTAAGAACCGATGCTAGTGATAGCACGGCCGCATTAAATGCGAGTTCTGGGGATTTTACAGGTGTATGGTATACAGCAATAGAATATGTAATTGATGATGTTGTAACCTTAAATGGTCTGGCTTTTAAAGCAATTTCAGATCATACAAGTTCAGAAGTGAATGAACCGGTAGTAGCGGGTAATGCATCATGGGTGTTATATACTGGGAATGAATTTGAAACCGTAAAGAATGATGATCATTTTGATAATGGAGGTTTAACGACATTAGATTCGGATGTTGGTTCGTGGATTGCAAAATTTCCAGGGGCAATTGCTAATGGATTGAAAGTTTATGTGGTCAAACATTCTGATGTTGCCACACATGATGTATCTAAACTGTTTGATGCAATGCCCGGTGTTAATGATAATGAAATTCATGTCGCAGTTATTGATGCGATGGGTCTATTCGGTGAAGAAGGTGCTGTATTAGAAAGATTTCCATTTCTATCTACAGTAGAAGGAACTCTTGGTTCCGATGGCACTAACAATTATTTTGTAGATGTTATTAATGCGACATCTAATTATGTTAGATCAAAACTTCATACTGGATATGATAGATTTGAAAATGAATTGGTCGGTGGAACTGTTACGCCTACATTAGATGTAGGTGATATTAAAACAGGATTTGGTTTTTTTGCTGATACAGAAACTGTTGATGTCAATTTGATAATTCAGGGCGGGGCATTCACGCATGATTTAGCTAATTATTTAATTGCATTAGCAACTCTACGAAAGGATTGTGTAGCATTTGTATCACCTCCAATATCAGCTACTAAAAATAATAGTGATGCGATGGTTAAGGTTATAGAATGGGCAGATCTATTGACATCTTCTTCATATGGTGTAATTGATTCAGGTGCTCTTTATGTCTATGACAAGTATAGTGATGTTTATAGATGGATTGCTGCTTCAGGAGCAGTTGCTGGTCTATGTGCTAGAACTGATGATATCACTGACCCGTGGTGGAGTCCTGCTGGATTCAATCGAGGTCAATTGTTTGGTGTCACTAAACTAGCGTTCAATCCTAAAGGTTTTGAGAGAGATGAGTTATATAAATCAAGGATAAATCCGATTTGCACATTTCCTGGTGAAGGCACTCTACTTTTCGGAGATAAAACCGCACAAGCTAAACCTAGTGCTTTTGACCGTATTAATGTTCGCAGATTGTTTATTGTTCTTGAAAAGGCAATCGCAACTGCTGCTAAATATATGTTGTTCGAGTTCAATGATGAATTCACAAGAGCACAATTTAGAAATATGGTGGAGCCGTTCTTGCGTGATGTAAAAGGTCGTAGAGGTATTTACGATTTCGCAGTGGTATGTGACGAAACTAATAATACGGGACAGGTTATTGATACTAACCGTTTTATTGCAGATATATACATCAAACCAGCACGTTCTATCAACTTTATGACTCTGAACTTCATTGCCACTCGTACTGGTGTTGAATTTTCAGAAATCATCGGCAAATAATGGAGAGGAGATAGAAAATGGCTAATTTAGGAGTTGATGACTTTAAATCAAAACTTATTGGTGGTGGAGCAAGGACTAACTTGTTTCAGGTTACACCAAACTTTCCGGGGTTCGCTGGTGGTGATGTAGAACTTACATCATTCATGTGTAAGGGAGCATCCCTTCCCGCATCTACAATTGCACCAATCGAAGTTCCATTTCGAGGACGTAAATTGCAGATTGCCGGTGACCGCACTTTTGAGGCATGGACAATTACCATTATTAATGATGGTAAAATGATATGTCGTTCTGCATTTGAAAGATGGATGAATGGTATTAATTCGCATGAAGCAAATACCGGACTTTCTAATCCAAATGATTACATGGCAGATATGATTGTCGAGCAATTAGACAAGGCAGGAGAATCTGTTAAACGATATGACATCAAAGGTTGTTTCCCAACTTTGCTTGGTGCTATTGATTTATCATATGATAATGAAGGTGTGATTGGTGAATTTACTGTTGATTTGACATATCAGTATTGGACATCCGATACTACATCTTAATTATTGGTAGGTATATAAATATAGTGGTAGGTCTGTATGACTGCCACTATTATTTTATGAAAAGGTAGAGAAAATATGGCAGAATTTTTTGGTTTTGAAATAAAAAAGAAAGATAAAAAAAAGGAACAATTCGAAAAGGGTCGTTCTTTTGTCCCACCAGCCGATGAGACAGGCGGTGTAATAACTACTGGGGGACATTTTTCTCAATATCTCGATCTATCTTCTGAGCAATTAAATGATGATGCACAGCAAATAAGAAAGTATCGTGAAATTTCTACGGTGCCTGAATGCGATCAAGCAATCACTGATATCATTTCTGGTGCTATTGTAGGAGATACTGCTAATCCAATTACATTGAATCTCGATAATCTTGACCAATCAGATAAGATTAAAAAGATTTTTGCTGATGAATTTGATAATGTTCTTAGTATGTTGGGGTTCAATAACTATGGGCATGAAATCTTCCGTAAATGGTATGTTGATGGAAGAATATATTTTCATGTTATCATTGATGAAAAGAGTCCTAAGAAAGGAATCCTCGAATTAAGACCAATAGAATCTACTCAGATTACTAAGGTTAAAGAGATAGAAGAAGAGATTGATCCTGAAACTGGTGCTAAAATAATCGTGAATATAAATGATTATTACGTGTACCAAGATCCAGAGACTCATTCTTCGGCACAGGCACTAAAGATTTCCAAGGATGCGATAATCTTCGTTCCCTCGGGTCTACTTTCCTATAAAAAGGATCGTGTAATAGGATATTTGGATAAGGCCATTAAACCATCGAATCAGCTTCGCATGATGGAAGATGCTCTACTGATATATCGTATTGCAAGGGCACCGGAACGTAGAATATTCTACATTGATGTAGGGAACCTTACCAAGGGTAAGGCAGAAGAATACCTTCGTGGTATTATGAACAATTACCGCAACAAATTAGTATATGATGCAGAGACAGGCGAACTAAAAGACGAAAGAAAGCATCTGAGTATGCTTGAAGATTTTTGGTTGCCTAGACGGGAAGGCGGGAGAGGAACAGAGATATCTACTCTACCGGGTGGTCAAAATCTGGGAGAGATTGAAGATATCATATATTTCCAGAAGAAGTTATATAAATCATTGAATGTTCCTGTCAATAGATTGGAATCAGAATCACAGTTCTCATTGGGTCGTAGCACAGAGATAACGAGAGATGAAGTAAAATTCCAGAAGTTTTTGGACAAGATATGTGCCAAGTTTGGAGATGTTTTTCTTCAATCACTTAGAATGCAGCTTATTCTAAAGGGCATCATTACACGGGAGGATTGGCCTGATTTACAGGATCAAATCTATATAGATTTTGGCGAGGATGTATATTTCGCTGAACTGAAAGATGCAGAAATGATTCGTGAGAGAGTGAATACTCTTAGGGAAGTAGATGAATTTGTGGGTAAATATTATTCTGTCAATTGGGTTCGTAAAAATATTCTTATGCAGAGTGATGATGAGATAAAGGAAATTGATAAAGACATAGAGGATGAAAAGGAACAATATCCAGATGACGATTTTGATGGAGATGATGGCGGTAGCAATGGCGGGACACCACCACCACCAGATGATGAACCTACTATGCCCAAGAAACCTGAAAAGGAAATTCCTGAACCTGATGATGAGGAAGAAGAAGAGTAGTAGAAAATCACTTTTTTATAAATAAATATGAGAAAATATAATGGATAATATTAAAAACTTAATATCAAACATTCATAATGACGATAAAGTAGCAAGTGCTGATTGGTTTAAGTCGATTATGGATGATAAAGTTGGAGATGCATTTGGGGCACAAATGTCCACAGTAGCAACCACAATGATGAAAGGAAAACCTGAACAAACACAGGAAAAAGAATAGTAATATGAAATTAATCACAGAATTTAATCAAGAAGATTTATCGTATATTACTGAAGGAACAGGCAAGGCAAAGAACACTTTTATTCAAGGTGTCTTTATGCAGTCTGAGTCCAAGAATAGAAATGGGCGAATGTATCCCAAGAAGGTCATGGAATCTGCCGTGAAGAAATACATTAAAGAACAAGTATCCAAGGGTCGTGCAGTGGGTGAATTAAATCATCCTGATGGACCTACGATCAATTTGGATAAGGTTTCACACCGCATTACTAACCTCGAATTTGAGGGGAATAATGTCGTTGGAAAAGCACTGATATTGAATACACCTATGGGTAAGGTTGTCAAAGGTCTTATTGAAGGTGGGGTTCAATTGGGTGTTTCAAGTCGTGGTATGGGAAGTCTTGAGACTAAAAATGATATGAGTGTTGTGAAGGATGATTATCATCTAGCAACAATCGACATAGTTCAAGATCCGTCTGCTCCAGAAGCTTTTGTTAATGGGATATTGGAAGGAGTTGAATGGGTTTGGAATAATGGTATTTTAAAGGCTCAACAAATTGAAAAATATGAGACTGAAATAAAACAGGCAAGTACTGCACAATTAAAAGAAAAGCAGTCAGAGTTGTTTGCCGATTTCCTCTCGAAACTTTAACAAGAGGTAATAAAAAAATGTCTGAAAAAATGCAAGAAGATAGCATCACTGACATCAATGAAGAACAACTTGAAGATATGGTTGAGGACGTTGAAGTTGTAGATGAGGAAATTGTCGATGAAGCATCAGCAAAGAAGGAAGATCATGATGATGATGATGATGAAGATGCTGAAGTAGAAGTCGATGATGACGATTCAGAAGTAGAAGACGAAGACGAAGAAAAGGAAGAAACATCTAAGACTAAGAAGGAAGAAGTTGAAATTGATTTTTCTGATGACTTGAATGCACTGGTTGAAGGCGAAGAGTCTTTGGCAGATGGATTCAAAGATAAGGCGGCTGTTATTTTTGAAGCAGCAATTTCTTCTAAACTTAAAGTCGAAGTAGCAAGACTAGAAGAATCCTATGCATCTAAATTGGCTGAGTCAATTGAATCTGCACAGGAATCGATGGTCGAAAAGGTAGATTCATATCTAAACTATGTTGTGGAATCTTGGATGAAAGAACATAAGTTAGAAGTTGAAGCTGGTTTGCGCACTGAGATTGCAGAGTCTTTCATGTCTTCTTTATATGATGTTTTCGTTGAGCATCATGTCGAAGTTCCTGAGTCTAAAGTTGATTTGGTTGATGATCTGGCAGAACAGGTTGAAAAACTTACTGCACAGCTCTCTGAATCTGTTGACCGTGGTATTGAACTTTCTAAATCGATACATGCACATGAACGTGCTGATCTAATCGCAGAAGCGACAGTTGGTATGACTGAAATCGATGCAGATAAATTCAGAGGTCTCCTGGAAGAAGTCGAATTTACTGATGCTGAAACTTTCACATCCAAGATTGAAACAATCAAGGAATCGTACTTTAAAGTAAAAACCGTAGTCCCAGAAGAAGAACTTCTGACCACTACAGTTGACACAAATCTTACTCCTAGCATGTCAGCATATGTTGATGCTTTGAATAAGAAACAAACTTTCTAAAAGAGGAAATAAATATGTTTGGTTCACAACACTTAATGGAAAAGTGGGGTCCTGTGCTTGATGCAGAAGGAACCCCCGAAATCAAGGATGCCCATAAAAAGGCGATTACAGCAGTAGTCCTTGAAAATACAGAAAAGGCTCTGGCTGAAGAACGTCAGCAGTCTGGTTATTTGTCAGAAGCAGCGGCTGGTTCTAATACTGGTTCTGTTGCTAATTGGGACCCGGTCCTGATTTCATTGGTTCGTCGGGCAATGCCTAATATCGTAGCATATGATATCGCTGGTGTTCAGCCTATGACTGGTCCTACTGGTCTTATTTTTGCTATGAAAGCAACTCATCACACCGCACCTGCTGGTGGGGCTGTTGGTGATGAAGCACTTTTCAATAAACCTGATACATCGTTCTCTGGTGCTCACGCAACAGCGGCTGGTGAAGTTTTAGGTCAGACTGGTTCTGAGTTTAATGAAATGGCATTTACCATTGAAAAGACTACTGTTACTGCAAAAACTCGTGCTCTGAAGGCAGAATACACGATGGAACTTGCTCAGGATCTTAAAGCAATCCATGGTCTGGATGCTGAATCTGAACTGGCACACATTCTTTCTACTGAAATTTTGGCAGAAATTAACCGTGAAGTTCTTGATCAGGTCAATAGTGATGCAGTTGTTGTTGCTGATTGGGATCTTGCAGCAGTTGCAGCAGCCGGTAATGATGGTCGTTGGGCAGTTGAACGTTATAAGAACCTCTTGGTAAAACTTGAGTTCGAATGTAATGCAATTGCTATTGCGACTCGTCGTGGTCGTGGTAACTTCATCATTTGCTCTAGCAATGTTGCTAGTGCTTTGAGCATGACTGGCGCATTGGAATATGCACCGTCATTGGCAACTGGTTTGAATGTTGATGATACTGGTAATATCTTTGCTGGTGTTATTAATGGTCGCATTAAGGTATACATTGACCCGTTCGCAACTGTTGATTATATCACGGTTGGTTATAAGGGTTCTAATGCTTATGATGCTGGTATATTCTATTGCCCCTACGTGCCTTTGACGATGGTCAAAGCAATTGGCCAGGATGATTTTCAGCCTAAGATTGGTTTCAAAACTCGTTATGGTATGGTTGCTAATCCGTTCTGCAATGCTCTTGGTGGTGACAATGTTTATTACAGACGTTTCGTAATTCTCAATCTGTAATTAGTAACATTTAAGTTGTACAAGAAAGGGTGCTTCGGCACCCTTTTTTTGTTTATAAATAGTATTGAGCAAATGATACTAAGGCATTAATACCATGGCAGATAACATAAACTTTCTTTCCCCACTTAATTTCAAGGTTGTGGTGGGTAAAATTCCTAATGTAGAATATTTTTGTATTGGAGTAACGGTTCCTGCTATTCAACTTACTCCTGCCGAGTATTCTACTCCTGGTAGAACTCTACATATGTATTCTGATAAACTTAATTTTACTGAATTATCTATTCAAGTAGTAATTGATGAAAATTTAGAAAATTATAAAGAAATGCTTGACTGGACCAAAGAAATAGTGTATAATGATGATAAAGAACCATTGGAAAAATCTAGTGATATAACTGTTATGATTTTAAGTTCACATAATAATTTAGTGCGTAAAATAAGATTTACTGATGCGTGGCCCACTAGTATTGGTGATTTAACATTTTCTTCCACGAATACAGATGTAGAATATGTAACATCAACTATGACATTTGCTTTTACTGATATGATACTGGAGTAGTATGCAAAATATTGAAGAT